GATTTGTACTTCTGATACATTAGGTTGAGATGCATATCGTTTAGCTAAGTTTAAGTGACCTCCATGAGGTGGCTTAAATCCTCCAGGAAGTAGAATTGTAATTCCTGTCTCACCTGCTTCTTGCATTATGCCTTCTACTAAATATTTTGTTAAGTCGTTCATTTATTGTTCTTTTGTATAAATAGGGTTGTTAATTGTTTGACGTTTTAGTTGAGCTATCTCTAATTGCAGCTTTTCCACTTTATCTATAAGATTTATTATTATTTGTCCTAATGGAATGTCTTTTATTGTATCGTGTCTTTTTAAGTAAATGTCATCAACTACTGCATTTCCATCAACAAATAGTGTATAGTTTTTATAAGTACTCTCGTCAATAGATTGACCAATATATATTCTTTCTGTGTTTCTATATGGTATAATCTCACGCATCTCCACATCCTTAGTTAAAGGGTTAAAAGATAGATAATGTAATATAAAATAGATAGCATCATTTTTAAGTTGCTTATCAGTTGATGGCATTCCTATTCTTAAGGAATAAGGATTATCTTCATGTTTCCCTCTAATCTGATTAATACTCTCACCTTGCCATCCTTGATAAACATTCTTTATAATAATTTTACCTAAAGCATGCTCATTGACCAGTCCTTGTATTGCTGGAAATGGCTTGGTGCAATTTCTTATTGTTTCGTTGTTTATCATTTCATTGTGTTTTATCCACCACCACCAGGAGGTAAACCACCACCTTGGTCGTATTCCAACTACTGTTGTAGCAATACTTGTTGGTTTAATAAATCTTACATCAGTTGTTACGCCTACTTTGCACATTTCAAATTCATCTATTATTATACCAAAATATGTACTATCGCTCAATGATCCACTAACCTCCAAACAAAGTTGTGCTGGATAGCCATATTGTATTAGGTTAAAGTTAAACTTTTCTACATAATATCCTGTTTGAATATCTACAAAGGTCATGTCAGGTGTTCCGTTATATGCATTACCTATTGTCACAATATTGTTTGCTGGTGGATACCAACCATCTGCTCCAGGTATTCTTGCTGATGATGATGGTATTTGTGGTAATACATTATGAATAAAGGCTGTCATAAAACTATTTGTATCTGGATAATATCCAAATGGTACTTTTCTCTTGAGACTAAACTTTACATTATATATTCCTCCGTTATCTGTGAATATTTCATTTGCTCTGTATCCAGTTGATTTTTTAAACCAGTAATCTGTACCTCTTGTTGTGCCACTTCCGCTCGCGAATATCGGAAAGTAGAGCCTTCTTGCTTTTAGAGCTTCAGTCATAAGTCTTAATCCTATTGCAGAATTATCTGAACCAGATACTGATGCTGTTGTTAAGGACTTTATTATTGACGTTCTCGATATAGCAGCGCCACCTCCTTGATCGAAATAAGCTCCATCAATTGATGATGTTGAAAAGGAGTTAAGTGCTGGATAGGACACTCTATATGCAACTGTGTCAGAAAATCCTGATACATTTACAGGATATTGTGGAGAACCATTATAAGTGTGAGTATAATAAAAAAGACTTACATTATCGAGTTTAGGTTCTATAATTATCCAACTAGAGGTCACAGCATAACTACCAGTAATCGTTACCCCTAAGTTTGTACCACCTGTTTGAAATTGTGAATTAAAGCTTTTAGTAACATATGATGGTGACCATACTCTGTCAACTTGCACATCACTACCATGACCATTTGGAATAAGTGTTGTTTGGTCCTGATAAGACCAAGATGGTGTGCTTATATTCCATAAAAAATCTCCTGCTGCTGATCCCCAAGGTAATGCACTATAATAGGCATTGCTTGCTGAGTCTCTTGTTGTAACGTACTTGTTTGTAAGTGTGTCATCAGGAAAGTTAAGAAAAGAGTTTGCTACTCGTGGTATAGATGTTGTTGTATCAAACCAATATTCAGAAATGCTACCTGTTGGTCCAAATCTTTTATATATTAAATCAAATGCTTTTGTTATAAATGCCATATTATTTTTGTTTATTATCCTGGTAGAAACACTCCATCTTGCAATGGTGGCGGTCCTGGTATTACTGCAAATCCTGAATTGTAGTAGAAATATAATTTATCATCTTGACATGTATTAGATGGTATCTCTCCTTTTAAGTTTAGTATTACATCATCTAAAAAAGTAACGTATTCAGATTGTCTTCCTGTGTAATCAAAGTAATCTATTTTAAAATCAATAGATTGTGATAAAACTGTTGTTGCAATAAACTCGGCTGGTAATGGTACTGCATATTGTACAATGTTGGGTGTGAAACCATTTATCAAATATGGTTTTATACTCACCTCACCAATACAACTACTTCCAGTTACTCCTGACATTTCATCTATAACTCTTGATCTAAATACTGGTTGTCCATATCCACTTCCATCAGTTTCAAAATCGAATAAAACCTTTCCATAGTATTTACTAGTTGGTCTATCGTTTTTTATTTTACCAATATACTTTCCAAATCTACTCTGAGAACCACCATATCTTTGTCTTTCTTTATTATCTGATTTGTTAAAGCCTCTTGGATACAACATTGGTATACTAACATATGCGTTAAGTGGATCGCTATTCATATAAACTTCTAGTTCAGTGTATGGATCTAACGTCAGGTAAAAGCCTAATGTGTATATTTGATCTTTAGAGTAGTTTTGATTGTATTTAGTAGTCAATAAGCTTGATTGTGTATAAGCTGCTGGTAATACTGCTGATTCGATCATCTTAGTACTAGATAATGATCCAGTTACCATATCAAATCCTGTTTTATCTTCTAAATAGTAGTCCCAATATGTGTCTATAAGTGACTGTGTTGTAAAATAACCTATTAATCTATAATCTGATTCATGTCTTGCATAATTAAGACCATTTTTGTATTGTGCATCTGTTAAATACTCTACTGGACTAACTACCTGATCGTTTAATATTTTATAATCTCCTGTTGATGCACCAGATTTTATGGAAGTCCTTATTCTATAAGCTTGACCACTTATTGGATTCAAATCTGAGAATGTAAACTCTACATAAGATTGACTTACTGTTGAGCTTGTAACAAATGATAGATCGGTTGGAACATATGCTATACTTGCAGTAAATAAATTAGCTGTTTTATAGTTAAATGTTGAATATGTATTTCTCGACCTATTATTAGCATCTCTCGTTATAATAGTGAGTGGTTTTGATATAATTGCTTGCTTATCATTTACAATCTCCACAATAGTAGAATTGTAATGATCTAATTGTTCCCAAATACTACCAGAAACTGTTACTCCATTTGGTAATGCAGGACCAAGTTGTTTTGGATAGCTTCCAGAATCATAAAACTCAAAGTAACCACCCAAATGTTCTTTTTTAAAGAACGATTGTGAGGCTTGTACAATAGTATTAAATCGTGAAGTATAATTTATATGATTACCATGTTGAATATCTTGATCATTTGTTCTAACAGCTGTTGGAACACTATTCATAGTCATTGGCTCTGATAGAGGATTAACTCTTATTGCTTTTAATCTAGGATCTAATATATCAGCACTAGAAGCAAAGTCCCTATCATATCCACTAAAATTAGATGTTACAATATTTAAATTACTTGCAGTTATGTTTGTAAAATTATAAGCACTTGCGCTTGATTGTGCAGTAACTGTTGCTGGTATTATTATTTGAGCTACTGTAATTACAGGTGGTTCATCAAATATTAGTTCAGCATTATTTCTTTCAAATGGCAATACATTAAATTGTTTTGTCCATCTTACATTATACTGTCCTTGTTCGCTTACTGGAACTCTATTACCATTAAAATCAACTATAGCTTCACCAACAAAGTAAGCAGTAGCTAATCCTTGAGCTGTGATATCATATATATCAACTGAAATGTAATAGTTGTTGAATCTATCAACATAATCAACTACTTCACAATATATCCTTTGCCCTTCTGCATCAATAATCTCTACATCTATTGTAGAGTTCATTCTCATATTTACACCATTACCTTTTACCTTAATGACATACCTACCTCCTCCAAGTACCATAGGAAAAAAATCTACATTAAAATAGTCAGGAGATAGCTCTGATGTATCTTCAATTAGATAAGTTCCTTCGGAGTAGCCTCTTCTTAGTGGTATTCTATATGTTGAGAGAAATGACATTTACTATAAATATCATCTAACAATTTATGTGACTAAATTCTCCATCATTATCTATAGTAATAATATTATCTACCATGTCTCTAACTACATCAATATGTGAAATCACCAAATTAAATCTAAACATATCCTTCATATAAGTAAAGAATGTGTGCATTGAATTTAGATTACTACTATCTAATACACCTAATCCCTCATCTAATGCGATAAAATCAGGTTTTGGTAAGTTTGTAATCTTAATTAAAGCAATACGAAGTGCTAAAGATGATAAGAATCGTTCCATACCAGAACTCAACTCCAATAACCACTTACTATCATCATAGCAAATAAATGCATTAATGTTTTTACCATCAGTTTCTAACTCAACTGTAAAGTCAATAATCTGATTTAGTATATTATTCACATACTGTTGTATAAATGGAACTGCTTTACTTATTAATATATAAGGAATACCATCTTTACAAACAGCTTTACAGTATAAGTCATAAGCTACTTGTTTGTCTGATAATTCTTGCATATGTAAGATTGACTTTTCACAATCTGATATTGTTTGTTCACATACTTTAACTTTACCATGAAAATCTTTCACAGTGTTGTTTAACTTAGATACATCAATACGTTTTAAAGATATTCTGTTATTAACATCTTTAATATTAACGTTAATTGTTTTGTTATTGCTTAATATGCTTTTATTATCTTCATACAACTGCATTAGTTGAAGAGTCTTAGCTATTTGGTGATCTTCTAATTTAATATCCTTATCAAAACCTTCATATGTACGAGTATTGCGTTCAAAAGCAATCTCAGCATCCTTTTTTTGTTGTATAAGATTTTCAATACTTATTGCATCATCTTGTATTGATTTATTACTTTCAATAAAATCAGCAACCTCTTTAATTTTTAAAAGAAGATCATGTACTACTTTCTTATCATCCTCTAACTGAACACTTGCCTCAGTTGCATCTTTAACAAATACGTTTGATGTACAGTATTTGCAGTTTGGATCATACTCATGATTCTTTAACTTCTCTATTTTAGACAGTTTATTTGCAACTGTTAGTTTTAGTGTGTTTAGCTCATTGTCTAATACAATCTTCTCTTGTAATTTGGCTTTATAGTCATTATACAAGGGTATATTGAACGAATCTTTATTATTCTTTAAGTCTTTACTAACTACTTCTAAAACGTCCTTAGAACCCTTTAATACAAGTTTTGCTGCTTCTCGTGATTCCTCTAATATTAATATTTTTAGAGTTGTGCTTTTTAGATTAGCTTCTAATACTGCTATATCTAATCCATCTGCTGTACAGGGTTGTAATTGTTTGTTGTACTCCAATAACTCTTTATTTAACTCTTCTAACTCTGCTTGTGCTACATCCAAAGCTACTTGAGCTTTTTCATGCTTTTCCTCATTAATCTCTTTAGCACTTTCAGCATCACCCAATCTTGTCTCAAAATCCTGCTTAGCATATTCCTCTAATAATACTGTAGCTACTCTATTTTCTTTATTAGCTATCTCATATAAAGAGTCAAATATCTTTAAGTCTAAAAAGTTAGCTAAAAGATCTTTTCTTTCTCCTTGTGTTTTATCAATAAAGTTGGAATTATTACCTTGTAATGATAAAGCAGTTAAAATGAAGTCATCAAATGTTCCTACATAAGTCTGAATAATCTTATCAGTATCTCTTCTTTGTTCTCCATTTAAAGATATAATTTCTCCATCAGTTGCAATATACCAAAAGTCAATATTAACTCTTAGTTTACCAGCTAAAGGACCTTTTGCATAACGTACTGCTTTCTTTTCGATAAAGTAATCAACTCCCTCTAATTCAAAATTAAACTTACAACTAAAACTATCTTTCTTTCTATTTAATACTTGCTCAGCTTTACTTGCTCTGAATGAATGATCAAATAAACAAAAGCATAATGAATCTAATATTGCTGACTTACCTGCATGATTAGGAGCGAATAAACCACAAGTACCATCCAACTTACTAAAATCTACTACATTATTTTCTCCATAGCTGAACATATTACTAAACTCAAATTTCTTAGGTTTCCAAATAACATTGCGAGCAGTCTCTCCTTGATTTAAAGCTTGATTCATAGAAGAGTTTATTTTTAATACCGCTTCTATTGACTCTTCATCAATATCATTTTGTTTTAAATAATCTACTAATAGTTGATTTTGATATTGAATATTCCTGACATCACCTTGGTGTAACGATTCTCCAAACAATTCACCATCCTTATTTCCAGTATTCTTATCAAGTTTCTGAACCATCACATCACTATTCTTATACAGCTTTCTAATTGTAGCTAATATTCTCTTAGTTTCAGCAGGACTTGTGTTTCTTGTCCTTAATCTAACATTTGTTTTAGAAGTTATAGGTAAATTATCTGGTAATATACCATCAGTCACATCTAAAGTGTAATATCCATAATCATTACTAATATCGTGAAAATCATATTCTATTTTATCTGGATTAGTTAAATCTACTAAAGCATAACCATGTCCTTCAAAGGACTCACCAAAGTTTTGCTGCACTAAACTTAATGGATAGAATATAATTGGATCTTGTTTTGATAATACTTGTCTTTTATGAATATCACCTAACAATACTAAATCGTATCCAGCAAATGTGTCCCAATCCAATCCATGTGATAAAAATAATCCACTATCAACTTGGCTATTAGCAATAGTACCGTGATACATTGCTATTTTGTGTTTATATATTTTATCGGTTGGTATTTTATCAGCTGTTACATAATCTTGTACAGAGTCTAACAAAGACATAACACTTATACAGACATCACCAATTTCAAATAAACCTGAATTACGTAAATAAAATAGATTTGGATGATTGTTAGCTTCTACTATTGGAGTTAAGGCATCTAATCTATTATTGTTGTTTAAATTAGCATCATGATTACCACATATAACTACAGTAGGTCTTCTATCAGCTAATTCATTAAATAGGTAAGACACTACTTTAATTAATTCAGGACTCATATCAGTCTTAGCATGAACAATATCACCACCAACCGTTACTATACTATTTTCAGGTAAGTTGTCTACTGCTACGAATAATTTTTTAAATACTTCTTTAAACTCTGTGTGTCTTTTCCAATTTCTCAAATGGATATCCGAAACGTGTAATATATGATCTACATGTTTCAGTTTGCTTTTAATCTTATTTATCATAATGACATTTTAAATTGTATTAGACTAAAAAAGTCTACTTTTTGAGCTTTGTTAATTGCATCAACCATTAACTCATATCCCATTTCACCTGGATCTTTTCCAGATAATTTTACTATATAAACCTCTATACCATTGTTTAAGAAATATTCGATTTCTTTAATTGAATCCTTAAATGCATCAGGATCTAATGCGATATATAGTTTAGGTACTTTCTCTGTTAGTATTTTACTTCTTAAATTGTTTAATATTTTTTTACCAAATAATGGTATTGCATTTCTCTTTGTAGCTATTGCATCAAAAGCTCCTTCTACTATTATAATTGGTTGTTTCCAATTAATCTGATTCTCAAACCCTATAACATCCTTAGATACTGGAGGATTCTTGTGTTTAATGGTTGATCCATCATAATAGCTTCTACCAACATAATAGTTGATCATATTATTCTCATTAAAGTTTGGTACTATAAGCATTCCAGCATAAGGACCTTCCTCACAGTAACCAACTTCATACCTTAATACATCTAATGGAGTTAAGTTTCTAACTTTCATAGCATAGTGTAAAGCATTCCTGTAATCTGGTGTATTATGATTTACCCATAATGGTTTATAATGTTCAGGTAATCCTACTAACTCTCTTGTATTATTTGTATCTTTAAAATTATTATCACCATAAATCTCCTTTATTTTTTGAAAGGTTTGTGTTGGAGCACTACTTTTTTTAAGAAGAGAGCCTATTGATTGTCCTCTACTCGAGCACACCCAACAATGCCATTTTTGTGTATTTAGATTCACACAAAGTTTACGTTTAGGATGGTTACAAAATGGACAATGATAAGTAATCTCACCACTAGACCTATGTTGTACGCTTGAACCTAAATGCTCATCTATAATATGCTTTACTTGAAGTAGATTTATAGTCATGCATTAACTATACGACTTTTATTTCGTTTTGCAAAGATTAACTGTAATTATTTCAACCAAGCATCTGGTATTACCTTATCAGCAAACATAAATCCGTGTTTAGCGCACCAATCAGCATATGTTGTTTTTGATCCTTTACGAATCTTAGCTTTTGAATTTTGAAATACAAAACGTATATCCAAATCAGGATGTTGAGCTCTAATTAATATATGCTTTTTTTGATCATCTAACATAAAACGACCTTTTGACTCTATAAAGATTCCATTAGGTAGTTTGAAGTCTGGTGTATATTTGTGATTAGATTCTGGAATAGTATACTTGATTACGTGTTTTTCATATTCACCTTCTATTCCCTTTTCCTCAAGTGCTTCATTGATATCCATTTCCAGACCACTTCTGTAGCCATGTCGTACAGCTGCCTGTCTCTTTGTAAACCTTTTTGCCATTATAACGTGTTTTTATTTATCGTAACGTACGATGAATGTTGTGTCTGTATTGTTTGGTGTTTGTATTGGTGTGCTTAGTTTTCCTACTACTAACATTCTTCCATAATCATCATACAATCCTATAGTGGTTATATATGGTTTAAAGAATGAACTTGTTACAAATGATTTGTATACATAGTTGTTTTCTGTATTACTATATTCTTGTAATGAAGGATTACTACTCATTCCGAAATCATTTGGACCTATTGTGCATGAGATCTCATTTTCCCAAATAGTATGTGTACCTCTACTTTCTACAGAATGTACGTATCCAAATCTTGATGGAATAGATGTTAATGTCATCATTCCATGATTATAAAATACATTACCAATATTTAAGTTTCCTACACCCAAAGTACGATATAATATAAGTAAATCGTTGTCAGAAAGAGCTTGCTTATATATTTTTATATTATCTATAATTCCATCAAATCCTCTATCTTGTGTGTAAGAGTTGCCTATGAATATGTTTGATAGATTAGAGCATTCTTTACCTTCTATAAGACAAGTTCCTGCTGCATAACTATAGTCAATTAAAGGATCTTCTGTGTTATGATAACTTAATTTTACTAATGATCCTGACTTTACTATAGCAACATGATAAAGATTGTTTATAGTAAGTGCCGAGCGTGATTCTATTGCAAATATGTTATTAGTTCCTCCATCTCTTTCAAAACGTAAAATACCATCTTTAGTTAATATCAATCTGTATGGTGCTTTATTTGGTACTAACTGTGAATGTATATCTCCATTCTCATCTACTCTTATTTCTTCAACAGGTCCTTGCTTTTCTATTAATATTGCTCCAGATGCTTGTGTTGGTATATATCTGTAGTTCATCATCATACTAATAGTGAAATCACCATTTTCAAAATTGTATTTTTGATTGTATTCAGGTACTACACTCGGTTTAATTTCTATACTTGAACTAAGTGTTGATGTAAATGTCATTGAAGCTCCTATTAAATCCTTAGGTAATGCAAAGCTTGAAGTTGCTCTATATGGAAAATCAACACTTACATTACTATAAAGTGCATCCATTAACCACATTCCTTTATTAAAACTTCCAGTTATATTTACTGGTCCTAAATTTACATATTTATATAAATCTGTAAGTGGCCAATCACCAACTAATGTTTTTGTTACTGATGATGAGTAGTTTGTACTTGTATCTCCTACTGTTTCAGCCCAATTAGTTTTAAACGGTGTTTGATCACTACCAGAAATTACTAAATTACCAAAGCTATCATCAATTACTGTCCATACAGTGTTTGAACTACTAATACTACTGCTTTGAAATCCTATAGAAGAGCTAAACATTATTTTAACAGAACCAGGTAATATTGCTTCTCCAAACTTAGATTGTGGCATACTGATAACATAAGCTTGATCTTCTAAGAATCTATCTTGTTTGTTTATGTTACCACTTCCAAAAGAAGCTTTGTTGTTTATATAGAAGTCTCTATAGTATAAATGATCAACTGATCTATGAACTACTCGTTGAAACTTGTTATTAACTGTTTTATATTCACTTGCTTCAAAGTATGAGTTGCCTTGATCAAAACTATCGTTAAGTGGATCATTCAATAAATAGTTTGGTATTGGACTGTAGTCTGCTTTATATACACTATATATAGATCCTGTGTTTGAACCACTAGGAATAGTTTCAGCCCATAACTTGTAGGTACGAAAAGGTGTTATTCTTACGTCCGATTGATCTAAACTTTTAAATACTCCTGCCATTTTATATAAATATGTGGAAAGTAAGAAACCCTCCAATTACTGAAGGGCTTCTGGCCTAGTAAGGGGATTTGCCAAAATGTATGTTCTAGTTTAACTTTTATTAAAACCTCTCAAAAATCGAGTTTTACCTTCACAAGTGCCTCACGATTGAAAGACTTCAATAATGGCTTACTCAGCTTAGCAACTGCTACCAATCTATTTCTATCATCATACATTCCAATAGTTGAGATGTAAACGCTTGGGTTACGTAACATACTTGAGTGTAGGAAAGTTCCTGTACTACCAGTTACAAAAGTTGGATTGTTTGAGAAATTAAACTGCTTATTCGTAATACGTACAAAGTAGTGTGTGGATGTAACTTTTTCTTCACTTCTTGCTGCAAAGTAACCAGATCCTGAGATTCTCAAAGACATTGTTACATGATTACGTGCTTGAACTCCTGAACCAGAGTTGATTGGCATACCTAAATTCCTTCTCATTAAACCTGCATGAAATACTACTATACCTTGATCAGGATAAAATAAACCATATTGTGTGTTTGATTGAGTTACTCCACCAGAACCACTATATACTCCAAATACACGACCTGCTGCTGAAATAGCTGGATCTTCTCCTGCTCCTGATGCATCAATAAATGTTGAATAACTTGATGACCATGTAGATATAGTTCCTGCTGAACCACTACCAATTCTTAATTCCCAATTTCCTGGATCAATTTTTTGACGGAAACGAGCTCTTGATAAATTGATAGCTAAGATCTCATTAGAATCTACACCTCCAAAAGTAAATACATTATCAGTTGGTGGTAATAACATGTTTCTATATTGAGAATATATAGCACGAGATGGTGTATCATTTGCATTGTTTCCAACTGTATTTGCATCACCTACTGAACCACTACCTTGCTTATTGCCATATGCAATTGCAAATTGTACTACTGCATTTGTAGCTGATTGTGGATTTCTATTATACACATTCATATAATAATCACCTGATTGTGATAATTGTGATGATGCTGTAAAGAATCCAATACCAGTAGTGTTTGCTACATATGGATTGATGTTCTCAGACCAGATTGGTTGGGATATTGTTTGAATATCTCCAACTATGATGTCATCTTGGGTGAAGTTTTTATATATTTCTGCCATTGTTTGGTTTATTATTGTATTTTATTTTATCTTAAAGTCCTCCTAAAGGTGTTGCAGTAACTCCAATATCTTGTACTAAGAATCCAGCTGGATTAACAGTTATAGCTATTGTTTTAAATCCACCAGTTTCATTTCCAATAATAGTTAGTAATGCACGTTTTATTGTAGTTGTATTAGCTTGAGCTTTTGCTTTTATGACAAATTTAGTACCAACCTTTACAACTGTTGTTCCAGCTGTGGTCATAGTTGTAATCTCGTCATCAAGGAAGTTGGTTGGATTTAATACATCCATTGTTGAGCCACCTTGTCCTGATACAGCACCATCAGGAGCTACAGTTAAGGTTGCAACAGTATCATCAGATAGAATCACTGTGTAGCCCATTGTAGTATTACCACCTGCTAAATTTAATGTTGCTGGTGTTACAGTTACTGATTGTTTTAGTGATGTAAAAGTAATTGCTTCTGGTGATACACTGATTACAGGTATTCCAATTACATCTTTTGGTAAAGTTACTAATTTATAACGAAGCATTTGTGTTTCATCAGGTAATGCCTCTAATATTGGCATATTCTCAATTACTGCTCCATAATAGTTTGTTCCTAAAGTGTGTGCTGGATTCCATAAATCATAATCGATTTCGTCATCACTTAATGCAAACTTTGTGATATTTAATCTACCACCACTCGCTAATACTTCGCGACCTTTGTTTGTTAAAATTGCATCTACGGTAACCGCAGAATTATCTAAATAGCCCAATTTGTTTGATTTTTAATGTTAATAATATATAAATTTTAATTTTTGCTTCTGTGTTTGTTTAGCTCTACCAGATAGTATATTATCTATACTGCTTGTTAGAATATTATATTTTTTTGCTGCTTCTCTAATACTTAAAAAGATCTCACCAGTGTTTATACATAGTATAGAGGTTGTGTTTTTACCCAACATACTACTACTCATCCGCTCTCTTCTTATGTCAGTAAATATAGTATTAGCTCTTGCTTGCTTTAATTTTGCTTTATGTTCCTCTGTGAATGGTAAGGTTTTTCCACTCTTATCATCTGTTTTGGTCAATCTGCAGTTTAATCCATCTTGTAGAACATTATAAAGTTCTTGATAATGTCTCTCTTCCTTGTTTAAACAACTTTCTTTACACTCTAACAATACTTCATAGCTATGATTCATAGGTCCATGCTTCAGTAGAGAATTATACAATTTTACTTGACCTTTTGCACGCAATTTATAATAATCATTCCATCTACTAGGTATATTGGTTGATTGACCAATATAAACTCTTCCAGTTGGTGATGTTATTTTATAAATGCCTACCATTTGTTGTTGTTTTTATATATAAATATGCGTTAATTTGTAATTCCTATCTTATTTGTAAATTTCCTCGAACACTTGGTTGAACAGATAATTGTTTTCCTCCTCCAACTGTTATTTTTACTACTGGTCCTTTATCTATTGTATCAGGACTATCTACATTAAAGTCAGCTGATGTCATTTTACATCCATCATAACGAGCATTCCTCATACCATAACTATCATTCAAATGAAAATCTTGCACATTTGCTCTATAATTTAAACATTCTACTTTAATGTTTTTAAACCAGAAATAAGAATCAGCATCTATTCCATTATAAGCTACTGTCAGTCCTAACCATGGACCATTTGCTTTTGTTACAATGGTGTTTGTATAGGTGGTTCCTGATACTACTGCGTATGAATCAGTTAAACTCGAATTCAAATCACCATAAGAGAATACTACTTGAGCATCGTTTGCAGTATTTGAGTTAATTGTGTAAGTGATTTTGTAAATATAGTTATGTGTCTTTATATCGTCTGCTTTATAAAAAAAGGCTGGTATTTTAGAATATGCTGTTGGTACGTTATATGCTGTTGGTGTTAATAATGCTGTGTGTAATAGTCCTAATGATGATGTTAGTGACCAAAAAGATTGTGTGTTATATATAGGGTAATATTGAGCTGTTGTAGCTTCATAAGGTGCTTCTAATACTAAACCATAATTAGATGTCCAATTATTTTCATAGATTGCATTGGATGAAGTATATGTTGTAACATATGCTGATGTTGCTCCAGTTGCATAAGCACTGAACTTATCAAAAGCTTTACTACCATAAATATCAACATCATACATACTACTTGCATTATTAGCTCTTTGGCTTAATCTTGAATCCATAATAACTGGATTTAATGCTTCATGATAATCATATCTACTACTTGTAACCATAAAGTATGTAGATGATTCTGGTGCTACGTAAGCTGAGACTCCATAAGATGCTGATCCATAAGAACTTGTTATAGCTGGTACTGATAATCTGTTGTATGTCATAAATACATATTGAGAACCTAATACTCTTGTATCACGTCCATATGCAGTTATAGCTGTATCTATTAGACCAGTTAAACTTCCTGACTGTGATGGTAAATCGTTTATTCCTACTTGATTATACTCATTTGCATTTCCTGATAATGCTATCATTGGAAGTTGCTGTGTTCCATCTACAACAACTTGTGTTATACCTTCAATTTGCAAAGGACTTTCTTCAACTACTCCTTGAGGAACATATCCTGAAAAGTCTCTGAATGGTTCTCCTCCTGCATCTTCTACAAATCCACCTACTGAAAATATGTTTGTATCTAAGGATGAAGAATATTGTAATTCTTCATATGTAGGTAATGCATTAGAAATCTTGCTTCTGTGTAAGATATCTGGTTCTATTACTAAGCCTACTTGTGTGTTTGCTCTATAAGGTACAAACTTCTTTATTAACTTAAATAAAGATGCATCATAATGCTTAATTAATCTTATATAATTTTGTGGATTATTTCGAGCACCATATTTCTTATTGTAAGCATATTGTAATTTCTCTAAATCAGGATAATGATCTAAAGTTACATCAGCCGGATTACCTATATAATCATCAATACTTATACCTCCAAATTGTTCTGCAATATCTTGGTTTATTTCATTGACTGGTGATAGGTAAATTCCTAAACGAGAACTTTCAATAGGATAATTATCTGTTAATGATCTTTCAGCACTATTGTTTCTATATAATTGATTATCACTTACTAACGATGTTTGATCAATACGTATTTTATTACTTATACTTCTATTACCTCCTAAATCAGGCCATTCTAAAGAGTGTATTTCTACTATAGGATTATAATAAGATCCTGAGTAGTTATAAAATGATGCACTTTTAAAAGCTCCATTACCAAATGTTAATATGTTTTGATTAGGATGTTGTGATACTATACTTGCTGTTGTAGCTAAATTTACTTTCTTATTATCTGAACCTAAACACAATCTAAATGCTAAATCACTATAGCTTGATGTGTTTCCAGTATATGTATCATTTGAATTTCCTTGATAGCTTGTTGGTGCTAAAGTGTGATTATCTAATATTGAATCTTGTAATGCTGTTGTCCAGTATCTAAACTCTTGAATACTTCCTGATAATAGAGTCATAGATTGCGAGGTACTTGCTGCAAATGAGCCTGAGCCAGGAATCCATAAACTACCACTAGTTGTAAATGATGTATTATATGATGAGCTTAATGCTGTACTTATAAAAAGGGATGCTGATGTTGTTGAAACAACTTTTTGATAGTTAGCTTCTTTTACTACAAGTTTATATGTTTGATCAATTGCTCCATCATTTGCAACTGCTCTCTCTAAAGCAATGTTATGAAAATTACCATTATAGATAGACGAACTAACACTTGATGTTGCCCATCCACTACTACCACTCAAAAAGAAACCAATATAATCACCACTACCACTCTTGTATGCTTGAACTTTCCATTTATTTGGAACTTCAAATATAGTTTGAGTTTTGCTTTGACTTACAGCCATCTTAACTCGCATTTCTACTGTAAGAGGAAATAAATTAGTTTCTGATAAGTTTGTCCATGGAACTTGTATTAATTGAGCTACCTGTCCAGAAGTCTTTCCATTATATCCTACTGTATTAGAGTAGTTAAATCTTTCATATACTAAATCTGTCTTAGTGTCAAATTCAGGTTCAGCACCGCCATACTCTCTTATTCTTAAGATAGTTTGAGGAATACCAAAACAATTAATTAAAGCTCTTACACCTCTTTCAGTTCCCTTAGTTTTTAGTAAATGTGGTAAATTGTTTACAATACGTTTCCATACTTCTTTGGTTTTATCTTCAGTTGATATACCATATGTTGAAGATAAAGATCCTGTTGTATTTGTTCCTAATGTGTAGCTCCAAAGCTCTTCTAACGTGTTACCATTTTCAAAGTCTAAACCTAAATTCTTAGATATATGATAAACGAGCTCTTTACTAAATCCTTCTAATATACTTTGATTTCTATCATAGACTTGTGGAATACTTTTTATATAGTTGAAAATTAAATCATAATAATGTCCCATCATTTGTGTAAATAGAACATAATCTTGATTGTTTTGATCTTCTAAAACGTGAGCTGGAATTAACCTATACAAGGCTTTATCATTATTTTGATCAAAGATACTTGCTGATGTAATTATTCCATCAAACCAGTCTTCAACTTGAGAAGAGGATACTGAATAATTTAAATAAGGTTTTGTGCTTGTTCTTTTTGGCCATGTAGTAGGATAGAATTCACCATAACTACTTGATACATAGCTACTTGATTCATAATACAAATACTTTTCATACCCATCTAAACTACCTAATGTTGCAGCACGCTTGTTTTGTGCATCTATCACATTACTTTGAAAGTATATACTACTCGATACACTACTACTTGGTAATCCAGTTAGTCCTGTTGTAAGTTCTCCTATTCTACTTGTATAGTTTTCTATTAGCTGTAGCTTATATTTAAAGTTGTGTAATCTCTCAGCAGCTGATCCAAAATGTGTATGATTCTCAAACAATTTGTAATCTATATTTAATGGTATACCTTCAATAGAAGAACCACTCAATAACATATTAACTATGTCTTGTGATGTTTGAGTATTTGTAGATAGTAGATCATCCCAATCTTTATATTGTGTTGATGAGTTTACACTTTCTTTATTAACCGCATCCCAATTAGGACCTGCTATCTTAATTTTTTTTAATCTAGATTTAGGAGGAATAATTGTAATTTCATCCAATATACTATCACTAACTTGTTGGCTTAACCAAATTGCATCTCCTATATTAACATCAGCTGATACAGGAGCATTTAACTTAAAGATAATACTATAAGGTGATGTTGTATAAGTAAATTTATCTTGTACGTAATCAAAAACTCTAATTGGAGTATTTGCACTTTTGTATAAAAATAAGTTCGTAAGTGTTTGTGTTTTAGATAACTTAAAAAAACCACTTTCAAAGAATGATAAGAAGTTTACGTTATCATATTTAGAAGATAAAATAGGAATAACTCTTATCTCTAATCCATCAGCACTTATCTCTTGTATTTGTAATTTGTGAGCATCACCCGATCCTAACAAGTTTCTATTAAAGCTATACTCGGTTTTATATTTACCAGAAATGTAACCCAAATCACTTAAATCTTTTTCTGGATCTAATGTTACTAGCTGTTGATCTAAAACATATGTATCAATTCTATAATTTGTCTCTAAGTATTGATCAATTGCATTTGTAATGTTTAATTGAACTGTGTCGTTAGGATATGCTCCTATTGTATTGTTACTTAATCCAAATGGTGTTATAGCTACATTAAGGTCTTTTACTATTGGTGCAGATACATAAGATGCTGTTGGTTGAATTGCAACTACTGGTGAAGTCATACTATCTCCATCTACGGTTGTTTTCTGAACCATTAAATTTCTTGGGTTAGAATTTAGATCTATAGTTTTTTTAGCCACGTATTTTTTATATAAATATTACCAGTTGCAACTTATTAATCTATTTTGATTGAATATTGTTTGTTGCAGATGATGTTGGAGCTGTTGAAGGTATGTTCTTAACGTCTTGAAATATCAATTCATTTGTTGCAGTTATATAAGCTGATAGATTATTAGATATTATAAAAGGGTTAGTTGTTGGGGTTGCAGTTGATGGTAACTTAGGTTGAATTATATCGTAAGTAAAGTCTGCTTTATTAGCACTGTTAAAGCTATTTGGAATATTGTATTTCTTTTTTTGTAATCCCAATACTGTTGATGAAGCAGGTGGTATTTGGTATGTTACATACTTATCTGATAGCTTAATATCGTTAGGTGCAATTAAAAACTTCATTTTAGTTATTCCACATCTTGGAGCTCCATATTCTGCATACCTTGCACTTACACCTGTATTCTGTCCTAACTCTTCATTGTATATATCTTGAGATGTCCATCCTTTTATTTCGGGATTCATATCATTAATAATTTCAGAGTTGTGATTAAAGTTTACTGTTATGTTTACTGTTCTTGTTTTAAATGGTATAATTATATTCTTACCAACTCCAAACATTGCAGCTGCTCCATGATCTTCTACTGCTCTGTATTTATATTCCTCCATTGACCCATATGGTGCAAAGTTAGTAGCTCCTTGCTGTTTAAAATCATACTTGTTTAATAAAAACTTAGCATTAGTATCTTTTAATGTATTAGGAACTGGTGTTGATAAACTGAATAAATCGTTTGTTTTATCAAATAGCGGTAATAGTGCTGTTGTGGTTGTATACTGCTGACCAAACACTGTTATAGGATTGTTGCTTGATTGAACAAATAAAAATATAGGTAACAGTGTTAATGGAAAAAATACTTTTTCTTTAATAGCCCACACATCTGATTCATCAGGACCATTAATAACCTCTGTCTTAAGCACTTTACCTGACTCATCAATATAATCTAAGGTTATTGTAGTTTTATCGTTAACAATAGGATTTATTTCAATTGGAGTTCCTGGAAGTGGTGTATATTTCTGAAAACCTAGATTGTTTGCTCTCACTTCTGGAAAAGCTACATTTGTACGTTCAAATATTCTATCATACCAAATCTCTGAATCAGCTATACCATAATTAAATGTTTTAATTCCTTCAGCTGTAGTTATTTTTATTTCATAGTTTGTTATACCAGCACCTACATAAGCAAAGAACTGTGATGTAGAATATTTTACACCATAAACTAATCCATCAACAAAATCAGAAGCTTCAGTTAAATCTATTGTTTGAGCTATTGAAGCATTTGCTTTTCCTCCAAACTTTGCAAACTTAATTCTATCTCTACCAAAATATGTTGGCATATAGTTTTTAAACTCTGAGTATAGACTTACTATGTTTTTGTTATTGTTTTTATTATAATTGTCTAACCAACCAATTCCAGGAAAAAATCCTGCAAATTCTGTTTTATTAAAATCTTCGTTTAAAACTATGCTTGGTGTTAAACCTTCTGATATCCATCTCTCTGTTGGATTTAATACTAACGATGAATAAGATTTAACATTAATGTTTTTAAATGAAGGATCTGATTCACGTCTTCTCCAATAGTATGGAAAAAATAATGATGAGTGACCTCCTAAACTAAAATAAAATTCAGGTGGTTGGTCTATAGGTGTTATTAGAGATTCATTAACAAAATTTGGTCCTGTTATATCAAAGTCTGGTGGTAGTGTTATTACTGAGCCTAATCTAAAACTACCAAAATTTCTACCTTGATATGTGTTGTTTAGAAATGGTATTATTTTGATATCTGGACTTCCTTGCCATCCATCTAATCCTCCTTCACCATCACCATTAAGTAATAAGTTTTTATAAATCTTTGGATGTTTAAGTGGATCAATTATATTAATATCAATTGGATCTGATTCTATTGTACCATACTTGTTAGATACCTCACATGTATATCTTCCAGATAAACCTATCTTGCTACTTCCAGAATCAATAAGTACTGCCTCTGTCCCAACTCCATTATTTAATCTATTTAATTCAAAGATTTGCGAATCATCTTTTTTCCATCTATATGATAGATTTTCTGTACTATTGCTATCGTTTACATTTGAAGGATCAATAGTTCTGAGACCAAAACTAAAAGCAGTTCCTTCTAATACACTTACTGTAGTTGCACTGATTTTTATAGACTGATAGGTTGGAGTTGCATTTTGTATTCCTTCAATCCAAGTGTATTGTGAAAAGTTCTTTATTGGTTGTGATACTATAAATGGAGCTTCTCTAACAACTGGCATTAATGAAAAATCACCAGCACGAATTGCTTGTTCTTGAGAAAGTAATGTTAGTTTGATTGTTCGCTTCTTATCCATCTATAATACATATCAACGTATTGTAATTACAAAGATAATCCTGTAGATACTTTTGATTGTGGTGTTCCGTTTTGAGTAAGTGTTATACCAGTATGTTGTCTTGTAGTATTCTTGTCTTGTGTCAGTATTGGAATCAGAGATAGGTTTAGTGCTGTTATCATTCCTCGTGGATCATTAGCTAATGGAATATAATCTCTATAATTCTTGTCTTTGTTCTTATCAAACCTCACTTGTTGATTTACTACACTTGTTTCCCAATAATTTGCAGTTCTTATCCATGAGTTTCTGTTGTAAGGTTGTTCGCCTGTTCCAAACTCATATGGTTCATCTGAATTACCTCCTCTTATTGCTAAGTAATTATCAAATAGTCGTCCATCAGATGTTTCAAAGTTCATTACTACTCTGACTTTAGTTGTCTTAGGATTCAGTCTATCTAAGACTACTTTATTAAATTCAGCATATTGGCCATAAGTATATCTTAGGCTTTCAGTTGGATATAACTCTTGTGCTGTGAATAAAGTAGAATCTCTTGCATCTCCTTGACTCAATTGTCCTATTCCGTAAACATCAGTATCATAATATTTTCTACCTATATAGTTTCCAAATCGTTTTGTCCATGGATCTAATAAAGTAATTCTTTCGTTCTGTCTACTAATGCTATTATTGTTATTTAAAATGGTACTTGGTAATCGAGTTTCATTATCATATTCCTCCAATGTTATGTATACTGTTTCTTGAGGACCTGTACTTGGACCTGCCATTAGGAAGTTTTTTGCACTTATTCTTGGCTTATCCATTGCATAGTTTTTAGGATCTAGCCTTGTACCAGGATCTATTAATTCTTGTACTGGTGTAAAGCTACTTAATCCATTACCTATGTAACAACTGAATATTGCTCTCACTCCTTCTATTCCATAAACTCCACCTTTTATTAACCACTCAATGTCTGTTACATCTATATCTTGATAAGCTCTTACTAAAAAGTTTCCTCCATCTTTTATTAGTTTGTATCTTGATCTAGTAAAATAACTTGCATTATTACTTAGAATAGCTTTTGTCATATCTAAGTTTTTAATTACTCCTGTATCTATTTGATATGGTCTTGGATGCATCATATCAATTGTATAGCCAAATTTGTTTAATTCATTAGGCTTAATAAAATCTTCAGATGGTGCTTTACTAAAAGTCTTTGTTGTTAGATCGTCACTTAAAGAGTTCCATTCATTAGTATCCTCTAATCCATAAGGATTTTTTATTAGATTCTTATAGAAATAGCTATCAAAATCTAAATTCAATACTTCTACATTTATAGGCTCACTTGATACTGTTCCAATATCGTTTGATACATCACATGTATACGTACCTGCATGTTCTGGTTGAATATTTTTTATAGCTACCTTATTATCAGTAATTGTTAATGATGTTTGTAATGAATCTACTTTGTAGCTACTTATAATGTTTCCATTTTTTCGCCATGTATACACTAATCCTGCTGTAGGTGCTATCATTGTAGGTACTCCATTTTCAACATTCAATACATTAGGTTGTTGAGCTTGTATTGAGAATGTTAATGTTGTTCCTAAACCAATTTTAACTGTACCATCTGGAAATGTGTACATATATTTTCCAGTAGCATCGGCAGTTGAGTAAGGTTGTATTTTAGGTGTAGAAGCTTCTGTTATGGAGGCAATAATGATTGGAGGTCTATTTACAATTACGGGTAAAAGATCATAAACTGTTTCATTTTCATTAATAGAAGAAGAATTATAAGTAACAAGACTTCCGGAAGTTTTAGCCGAAAAGTTATCGTTTAAATCTCCTATTAATGTATTATCTGGAAACCTCATTAGTTACGTTCAACTTTAAAAATCCACTTATTATCGTATATGTTGTATGTTGTACTTGAATTTGTATCAGGTACTTTGAATAGTATTCTATAATACCTTTCTGGTTGAAAACTATCTAAATAAAGTTTTATATAATTACTTGTTGCATCATCACTTAGTGTGGTATATGTACTGAAGTTAATAACAACATCATCATTATGTGCGCTATATATAGCATATTGTGTTCCAGCTGGTAATCGGTATCTTGTTAGATAACCAGACTCTGTTGCAAACGTTTGTATAGGGAATGTATATCTTGATGAAAATCTAACTATAGGAGTTGAACTCTCTTTGTATGAAGGTTTGAGATTTATGGGTATAATGTTTATATCCTCTTGTGAGTTGATTAACTGCAATGAACCTGTTGATACACTATCATTATATCTAGCTTCAATAATTGGTATATATACTGTGTGTGTATCTTTACTAAAGAATTTTAAACTTGAAAAAAGACTAGTTGACGATTCATCCGTATTACCCTTCTTAAGAATTAATCCAGTAAAGTTAAATGAACTTGATTGAACACCTCGTACTATGTTTGTGATATCCATATCGATATCAGATGTAGTATAGCTGAAGGATTGTGATGCTACAAAATTTGTGTACCAAACGCCACCACCTTTTGTTGCTACTGATGAACCTGTTGTGTTAGCTGTAAAAGAACCTGTCTCCCAACGACTACTTAGATCTGTTGCAGATCTTCTATAAGTCCAACTTACTCCAGTTGTTGTTTCTGGAATATTACCATATCTTCCAACTCCCATATCCCAACTTCCTGATGTAGGATAGCAGTATAGTGAATAATCTGTTGGAATCTCATTTGCTTCAGCTACAAATAACTTTAGATTGTAATTGAATGCGTTTGGATTATATCCCAAACTTGCAATACTGCTTGATATAGCGTTATAGTCAAAATTAAGTAATACTCTTGAGTTATAGCTTGAACTATT